ATCATTTCGGCGTGTTTGTGTGGTGTCTTCATAGTTCCTCCAAAGTAACTTCAATCATCCTGCCTGTTTGCATATCGTACTTTAATGAGCAAGCCGGTCCTGTGTATACTTTAGAGATCTCCTCTACAAGATATGCAGCCTCTAAGTTACCGTGTCCGTTTTCTTCATGGTATTGAATACAGTCTTTTAAAACTGATTGACACATAGATAAAAGTTTATCTTTATTCATGGTTTGTTTGCTCCAAATAAGAAATAGCGTTCTTCAAAATATCCACGTTGTCCTTTGCTTTGCCAAGCATGTTGTTGCAGTTGGTACATAACAAACCTCTGATCTTTCCTGTTGTATGACAATGGTCGATATGTAAAGCAGTTGCTGATGTCTTCGATTTACTCTTAGGTACATCTTCTTCATGCTTCTCACAAATCAAACACTTGTACTGCTGAGCTACACGCATATCGTCATACTGTTCAGGTGTCAAGCCATACTTTCTCAGGTTTTGAATTCTGATTTTGTTAGGGTTGTTCTTGATCCAGTTACGATTACCTTGACGATGTATCTCACGTTTACCTTCTTTGTCAAGATGCTTCTTGCGACGACAAACCATACAGGTTGAGTCTTTGTACCCCTTACGTTCCCCTGTGGACAGGGTGTGATAGGAATACGCAAACTTACTCTCGTCTAGCTCTTGCTTACAAACTTTGCATTGTTTCATAGTTAATCTCCTTAGATCACAACATTATAGTATATGATCTAAGAAAGTCAAGCATTATTTACAATGTTTCATCCATCTCGATCATACGACCTGTTTTGTTATCATACATAAGGCTACAGGCAGGTCCAGTGGCTCCTGTATACCTGTTCTTTGCGACAGCAACTTTGGTTGTATTACGAACAATCGGATCCTCACTCATTGAATTACGTTCAAGGGTAATCACAGCATCTGATAATTGTGCAATGGAGCCTGAACCACGAAGTTGTGAAAGCGTGACAGCCTGCCCATCCTCATGACCTTTATCCGTTGAAGGACGCTTCAAATGGCTGACACAAATTAACGTGATTCCTGTTTCTTGAACAAGAGTCCTCAGACGAGTCATCATAATGTCAATAGTTTTTCGCTCATCAGCGCCCCCATCGAGACCAGAGACAAGGATAGAAAGGTGATCCAAGAAAACAACCCTACAATCACAAGCACGGGCCATGTATCGGATACGGTTGAGAACATTGTCGATAGCCAAAGAACCAAAATGATCGAACAAGAACACACGATTAGTACCGAGAGTAGCATCGAAAGCCTCCTTTAATTCTCGTTCAGAAACTTCAGTGTCAGGGAGATGTAGTTTCTTATTTGCGTGCAGTGACATAATTGATCGGGCAGTCTTTCGCACTGACTCTTCCAAGAACATTCCTCCAACATTCCATTTAGTTGTTTCAAGAATACGGTAGAGTATTTCTCGGAGGAACTGTGATTTCCCCAACCCACTCCCTGCTGTGACAGTGATAAGCTCAGCTGATCGTAGTCCATACAAGAGCTCATTGAGTCCTTTGAAGGGGTAGAAGGCTTCTGCAACGGGCTCAGGTGTAGATACGCTGTCCCAAAGGGAGCTTGCGGCGATGATGCCATCTGGTACATAAGCCTCACTTCGCCACCATTGGTTAACGTATTCAGTTCCTCGTCCGTTAGAGAGGTAATCACAGGCATCTTTGCACTCCTTTAAATGTTTAACAATCTTAACCTTATTCCCGAACAACTCAGCAACTTCCTTAGCTGCCTTCTGTCCCACTTCATCAGCGTCAAAACAGATCACGATAGTCTCGAAGCTATCTAGGTACTCATACTGAGCCTTGCAGTCTTTAACAGCCGCTGAAGCCCCATTACGGATGCTCACAGTAGGCCACTTAGATCCAGTCATTTGGTAGCTTGCGAGAGCATCTAGCTCACCTTCTACGATGGTGATGTACTTACCCTGCTTTTGAAACAGATTCTGCCCAAAGAGGGTAGCTTTGTTGAAATTCCCTGCAATGGAGAAGGTCTTGTTCTCTACTGAACGGATCTTCTCAGCTACCTTAGCACCTGTCTCATCATAGTAAGGATAATAATGCTTGTTATCAGCTTGAGTAACACCAAAGTATTCACACGTATCACGTGAGATACCTCGATCTACGATAGCCTTGACTTCCCCTGTCTGTTTCATTTGAAATACTTTCGATTTTGTAGGTACTTGTTGATAAGTACTGACGTTTTCTTCATTAGCTGCTGTGTAAGTATTGCAACTAAAGCAAAACTGATGGCCATCATCATAGATTGATGAACAGTCAGAGCCTCCACAATGCTCACAAGGGCCATGACGTAGGAACTTAGAAGCTACTTTTAAAGCGTTACTCATTACTGCCCCTTGATGTGGGTTCCCCACGTGCTCGGATGTCTTCTGCACATACATCAGCACCTTCCCAGTAGTTAGTCTGTGCTTGTGCTTCACAAATCTTTAAACAAGCCTCACGTTCTTTAGCTGTAGCCTTGGCGTCTACCAGTTTGGCAAAGGCTTCAAGTACAGCATTGTTGGCTTTGTAACCTTTGAATTCGCCGCTTAAAGCAAAACCTTTACGCACTATTGCGTCTTGAGGTCTTGTGAACTGCTCTTCAAAACCAGCCTGTCTAGCCATCTTCAATACTTCATCTTTTTGTAGCATCATTCAACCCTTTACAAACATCAATGTCTAACTCAAAGACTTTCAAGCCTAGAAGCTTCTTACTACCTTCACGCTTAGGTGTCTTCAAAGCTATTGCTCGAGCGTACTTAGCACGTTTAAGCTCATTCTGACGCTTTTTAGCATCTTCTGTGTGCATACGACGCTTCGGTTGTACATACTCGTAAGGCCAACACTCTTTGATGTGAACTGATTTAATAATCATCAATCAACTCCTGTCTTGCACCACAGTCATCACATTGTCCGTAGTTCCAATGAGCTTGTTGATACATTGGGCCACCACAGGCATCGCATTGCCATTCGTCGCTTTGCTCCATGTCCTCATCGCTACGCTCTTGCGGCTCTTCATCGTGTTCGTTCATCGTCTTTTTCTTTCCAAATATGAGATCCCAATTGTCACTGATCTTGCTTGCGTCTTCCTTACGACGCCCACTTCCCTTACCTGCTTCATTGTATTTAGTCATGTGTTCTTCTCCTTCAACAACGCCTCTGTTTTTTCAACTAGGCAGTGATACTCATCATAAGGGGTGCTCTGAACAAGGTCGTTTATTTCAAAAATACTCAGTCCTACCCATGTGCGATGTAATGCTTCTTCAAAGTCTGCACGAATACCAGCAAGGTTCATTTGCAGATTCATATTTCGCTTGATAATTTTTTCAATGTCGTCGTCTGTCATGTCTTACTCCTTAAAGTCCGTAGGACGTATGCCGTGGGCTGCTTCGATGGCGCGGGCAAATACAAGCCAAAAGAAACCAGCACTTTCAAACTTGGCATCGCACCATAGCTTCCACAAAACTGCTCTTGTCAGCGGCTTGCACTGTGGCGACTTAAACAAAGGCACATCAATATTGGACGGGATGCTCTTGATGTCAAAGTTGTCATGCGGCTCAAGCCTGTATTCGTTGTACTCATTGCGGTGAACAATCGCCACAGGCTCCTGCTCTGGCTCTTTAATTTGCTCTCTTAGCTCTTTGATTTCAGCCCAAGCCGCTTTCAACATTTCCTCTTTTGCAGCCGCAACAAATTCCCAGTTGATATTGGCTTCAAGCTGTTCTGTTGCCCACTTTAATTTAGCTTGCAGGTCTTCAACAGGCTCATACTTTGGCTGTGCCAATGCTTCAACAGCCAAATCGTAGGCTGCGCCTTGCAAAACAAAGTCAGTGCTATTTCCAATTCCAGCTTTCATGTACGCCTCAAGCGCCAAGTGCTCCTTACTTCGCTGCTCTGGCTGTGCCACAGGCAAGTGCTCAAGATGGTTCTGTATTTTCCAGTTCATCGCATCTGCATAGCCCTGCTTGTATGGGTCTGGCTGAACCCCGTCCGGTACGGACATTAAGGCTTCTTTGATGGCGGTGATGGCCCCCCCTGTAAGTTCATACCCATCAGTTGAAATGCCAGTTTCTTCAAACCTTGTGCGTTGTCTGCGTTCAACCAATGCGCGATATAGTTTTTCATCACCCTTTGCCATGTCGCCATAGGTATCAATGTCATCAATAATATTCCACAGCTTTTCCAATGCCTCAAGCGCCAGCTTCAACGTGTCTTCGACACTTAATGCTTCTTTACTCATAATTTAACATCCTCCCATTTAGACAAGTCTTGAATGATGTCAGCTAGAACGCTCTCAGAGAGCCCTTTGTAGGCTTGGTAGCCTGCCGTGGCGCTTTTCAGAGATTCGAGCATTAAACAGGCATCTAGGCCCTTTAAAGCACACTTGTAAGCGAAGACCTGCTCAGGTTTAGACAAATCATAGCTAAGAGTTGCCGTTCCTGCCGCACGGCTTGATGCTTGTTTCTTGTTTTTAAAATTCATTTGAGTGATACCTTTATCAAAGTTAATACAAATACGAATAGAGACACAATCATTTTGTAACCTCTTGCATTCTTGTCGTTATGTCCATCAACACTTTTAATTGACCGTAAACAACCATTAATTCTACGACATCATTAATCGTGTGAACGTAATGTGCTTCCTCTTGGTCTTCTTGTTGTTCCATCATGTCAATGGCTAAAGCCTTCATTTTTCCCATGTTGTACCCCTTTTACTTTTAAGACTACTACTTAGTATGACTTTATTAAGTAGTATCTTAAATAGTGTATTTACATTAAAGATCTTAAACATCATAGTCCTCTATAGAGTCTACTACATAGCTATATAGTGCATCAATGTCTTCTAGGGAATCCCCTGTGTCCATATCGTCATCTATGATGTCTAAGTCCTGCTCAGTGATTAAGTCTTTACGATCAATGATTGATACAAAAGGTTTAATATCTTCAAAACAAGTCTTGCAGAGGTCGATAAACTTGAACGTATGCGCGTCTTTACGTGTCGCCTCATAGTCGGTCAATAGTTTGTCACAAGCTGTACAGTGCATTTTAAGTCTCCTTGGCTACCTAGCCCTTAGTTAATCATCTTCCCCGTCTTCCTGCTCGTTTTCGTCAGGATTAGAGGTGTTATCGTACTTGTAGTACCACTGACCATGAAGGTCGTCATGTTTCCATGCCTTTATTCGTTCTAAAACACTTTCAAGTTCTTTTATCCCTTCATTGTGGTCAAAATTATAAAGATTGATTGTGAACAGTACTTGCATAATTCCTCACATGGGTGCTTCAGGTGTCTTATCTCGTTGTTGTTTATTGTATTCTCTCACTTGCTCAGGTGTCCACGGCTTAGGTGGACATTCAGCAGGGAAAGGCCAGTTGTTAATGTGTTGTTTTCTTACCACAGGTCATACTCCAAGATTAGATCAACACAATAGCCAATGATAACGATTGTCATACGGGTTTGCTCCATTTGATTGACCCTGATACCTCAGGTTTAAAGTTTTCATGTGCAGGATAGCCGTTGTTCAATCGACAAATGTGCTCAATAGCCCATGCAAAGTCGTAATTGTCGCTATGTTTCAGACAATCGTCAATCTGACCTTTGGTAATTTCTACCCATTCACCTTTAGACGAATAGACTTCACCACAATCAAGACATTCAAGTGCATGAGGCAATCCCACATTAGACAAACCCCAGTCTCTAGAGCCACATTTAGGACATTTATTCATTGTTCCACTCCTAGATCATAGCTAATATTGTCCAAAGTATCCCCGAACTCATCCCACTCTCGGTAGAAATCTAAATCGTCAGTAGACGCTAACGTGCTTAGTACTGGTGAGTACTTTTCCATTATCTTCTTGGCTTCTTCGAGAAGATATAGCAGTTCATCCCGTGTACTGCAAAGTTCATCAGTCAAAGGGTTACCTTCACGCCACAATCGGCGCTCAAGGCTGATAAAGTCATTGTTGTTTAGCATTATGTTTACCCTCCAATATGGATAATTTGAAAATGGTCTTTTAAGAATTGTTTATTCTCTTCGACAATCCTTTCATGAAGATTACGGCCCAAGCGAATCAAATCATTAGCTTCGTCCCATGTAAGCCCTTTATGCTCTGCATACGTAGTGATTGTTAAGTAATCGTTAACGTATTCTAAGTAAGCTTCTTGGATTGTCTCTTTTAGTGTTGGTTTACGTTTAGCCATTACAAACCCCTTGATCAATTAATTGTTTAGCAGTGCGTCCAAAAAATCCTTGCAATTGCCAAGCAAGACCTGTATCAATAAGGGTTTGCCAAGCTTGAATGTATTGATCTTCGGATTCACAATCAATAAACCCTTCAGCGATACCCGTGGCAGTGTATGTATCCATTACTTAACCCCTTTGATCAAGCCATTTTCCATTGTCACATTCGCAAAGAATTCACGTCCTTTATGCGTAATATGTGGCCGATTAGCGCCGGTAAGAACACCATTGTCCCGATATTCCGCGCCAAAGAGACTAGTCTCAATATAGCGTAATGGCTTACCGATTGATTCTTTAAGCACTTTTTTTGATTCGTAGTTGAACACTAGCATATAACAATCCTTGATAGGTTAGACAATGCAACAATGCATCACATAAGCGCCGATTAAAGCGCCTATAGGTTACATTGTAGGTAGATCAATACCTAGCATTGTAAAACTCTTCAATTAAGTCATAATCGGGATTATCCCTTAGACTTTTCACGAAGAGCATTTTCTCTGCGTGCGAATCTATGCTATGAATCTCTATGCGCTTAGACTTTTTATTGTATGCTTGAATTGTGTACATGGTAGATCCCTTTGATTAGTTAACTACGAAGCCGGTAGTATCAATCTTGGCTTTACCTTTAGCGTATAAGCCTACGATAACCCCTTGATCATCCAAGTGACGTACATCACTGTTATCGCCGGATACCACTTGAATACCCTTAAACAATGTAGGTATGCTAGATTCTTTACGGAATACTACGGCCATACGCATACCCTTTGATTGTGCCTTAAATACGTATGGCTTGAATGATTCAACACCACTGTAGCTAAAGGTTAGATCGTAGTTACTGGGTAGATCTTTGCGGTTAGCGTCCTTTGTGTAATCATAGAATTGAACTTGCGGAAAAGCTTCAAAAATATTGTCGTATGATTCAAAGGGTACATTTTCCCAACGAATATCACTAGTGCCATTAAGTCTAACTAGTGGCTTTAAACCTTTAGATTCAGCCTTGATAATCAACGCCTTGATATTCTTGAACAGTTGCATCATAAATACATTACGATCTTCATAAAAATACAGTGTCTTATCTATGCGAGATTGTTGCACATTATTGAATGCACCACGTCCCGCTGAATATAGGCACGCTTTATCGCATTGTGCTAACTTAGCCATTGAGCAAGTATTGTACTTAGTAGTTTGCGCCGGTGCGAGATATAGAATGCCGGTTAAGTAACCGATTTTCTCGCCCTTAATAGTCTTACTATCTGCAGAGATAGACAATAGATTCTTTGAGCGCTTGAATGTAGATTGTGACATAGTGAATCGATCCTTGATTAGTTAGTGCCAGTGTTAATAGTTTAAGCGGTAAGCCATACCACTAGAATAGAGATAAACCCTAGAATATAGATAATTGTGTCAGTTACTTTGTTTTGCATGATAGACCCCTTGATAGGTGTTGATGATACAGTTTATATAGCACGTATTGTGCCAGCTACTGTTTTGTAATACTCTAGTTTACATTGTAATCTTATAAGCCTTAAATGTAATACTAATATGTACAGTGTTGTACCATTACAACGCCTCATGATAGTGCATGATTCCCTTTGATGGTGCATTATTGCACCTTGATAGTGCATTGAGTTGGCATGATGTTTGCTAGATAGTTCCATGATAGTCTAGCTAAATAGGTGCTACATAGCTACTCACACTGTAAGCTTTGTAAGACTTGTAAGTATTGTAAGGAATGTAAGCTTTGTAAGACTTGTAAGTATTGTAAGGTTCGTTACTGACTACTGAGTCATTAGTGTAGACCTATGAAGACATGGGGGGATACCCTGTGCTCTTGTGATTACTTTTGTGGATACCTCCTAAATACACAAAAAAGAGCATGGAAGAAAGGACTTAACAGTTACAGAAAAGACTAAGTAAATCAATGACATGAGTACTTTAAAGAACTGTTGTGTTAATACAACACTAATGAGGGACAGGTTAGTAGCTAATCTGCTCACAGGAGCCCTTGTAAGCAATGGCATAGATCTCATGAGGCCTATGAAGCTGACACAAGAGCCCTATGAAGATAGAGCGTAGCGTGGGAGAAAATAAATAGACAAAATAGACAGAAAAGGCTTGACTTTTAAGATTTTATATGATACGCTCAACCTTATGCGGGAACAAGTAAAACAAGACAGTAAGTAGAGACTTTCAAGTTCCTAGGACGCCATGAAGAACATAAATGTTAAACGTAGGTGTTAAATATACACTTAATGTAAAATGTAATGTAAATACTTCTTGACTTCTTACTGTTAATGTTGTACATTAAGGTGGTATTAATAATACATACTTTATGTCTTTACGACGTTATGTCTTAATCATAGAGCTAGTCATTAAGCTACCCATTAAAACTACTCTATAGTAGAGTTGTTATGTCTATTTTTTATAGTAAGTGTTCCTACAAGGAGAAAACACTGTATGAGAGTTGAACTCAATGTTCCTTACAACGATAAGGATAAAGCTAAAGCCTTAGGTGCTAAATGGGATATGTCTACCCGTAAGTGGTACGTTCTTAGTCCTGAAGACTTAAAGCCCTTTGCTCAGTGGATGTCTACTGACGTTAAAGCTTTCTATAGGACTAATCATGTCTGAGACTGAAATCGTAAAGCGTAAGGCAGGCCGCCCAAAGAAGGGTGAAATCGTAGCCAAGAAAAAAGGTAACAGGGAGTTACGTGGTCGTCCAGCAGGGGACAAGGCAATAATGGATGAGTACAAAGCTCGCATGTTAGCTTCCCCCAAGAGTTCTAGGGTCTTAGAGAAAGTATTTGAAATAGCTTTGAACGATGAGCACTCAGGTCAGATGGCAGCAATGAAGCTGGTCCTTGACCGTATTGTCCCTGCTTCTGCGTTTGATACGGCTAAAGGCAACAATGGTAGTGCTCCGCAGATTAGTATTAATATTACTGGCCTTGGCTCTCCTAGTGTGCAGACCGAAGAAGTAGTGTATGACATCACTGACGTAGAGGACAAAAATGACCTCTCTTAACTTTGAGCTGCTCAAATGGCAGCAGTCCGTATTCGCTGATAAGCATAGGTTTAAAGTGGTTGCAGCAGGTCGCCGCTGTGGTAAGTCTAGGCTCTCCGCAGTGACCCTGCTCATTGAAGCTCTAAACTGTCCTGAAGGGTCTGCTGTGATGTACATAGCTCCTACCCTAGGACAGGCTAGAACAATTATGTGGGACTTACTCAATGACTTAGGTAGACAAGTCATCAAGTCCTCCCATGTGAACAACTTGGAGATCACTCTTGTCAACGGTAGGAAGATTCTGGTTAGAGGTGCTGATAACCCTGATTCTTTACGGGGTGTTTCTCTTACCTACGTTGTACTAGACGAATGCGCATTCGTGAAAGAAGATGTCTGGCAGAAGATCATCCGAGCTTCCCTGTCTGATAAGAAAGGTAGGGCCTTGTTTATCTCCACACCTAGTGGGCGTAACTGGTTCTACGATGTTTTTAAGCTAGGTCAGGATATTGACGAAGAGTGGCAGTCGTGGCACTTCACTACTAGGGACAATGAAACCATTGATCCTAAAGAGATTGACGCTGCTGAACGTACTCTAAGCTCCTTTGCCTTTAAGCAGGAATACTTGTCTTCCTTTGACAATGCAGGACAAGAGGTATTCAAAGAGGAATGGTTGAAGACCTCAGCTGAGCCTAGCTACGGTGAGTACGTAGTAGCTATTGACTTAGCTGGCTTCGAGGAAGTAGGTAAGAACCCCGGCGCTGCTAAGTCTAGACTTGATGAATCAGCTATAGCTATCGTCAAGGTAGAAGATAACGGTAACTGGTGGGTCAAGGAGATCATCGCTGGTCGCTGGGACATCAAGGCTACAGCAGCTAAGATCCTTAACGTAGTACGTGAGTATAAGCCTATCGCTATCGGCATCGAGAAGGGTGCTTTAAAGAACGCTGTAAGTCCTTATCTTAATGACCTGATGAGGAAGAATAACGTCTACTGTCATATCTCAGACCTGACACACGGTAACAGGAAGAAGCAAGACAGGGTTGTCTGGTCCTTACAAGGGCGCTTAGAGCATGGCCGTATCTCCTTCAACGAGGAAGAGGACTGGAAGGAAACCTTCGATCAGATCATGATGTTCCCTACAGCAGGGGTTCATGATGACAGGGTTGATGCTCTCTCTTACATTGACCAATTAGCTGTGACTAGCTACCAGCAGGATTACGAAGAAGATGATTGGGAGCCTTTAGATAGCGTTTCCGGCTTTTAATGCTTGACAAAGTAAACCTTTTAGTGTATAGTGCGTTTAACTAAGTAGGAAAACCTATAAATTATGATTAATACAGATAACAACGAAGGCACTAAGTGGGAAGAACCAAGTGACTCCGACAAAGAGTTAACGCAGTTTGTAGTCGAACACTGCGAACGCTGGCGCGACTGGCGCGATACGAATTACTTAGCTCAATACGAAGAGTACGAGCGTATCTTCCGTGGTCAGTGGGCAGCTAACGATAAGACTCGTGAATCAGAGCGTTCTAAGCTTGTATCTCCTGCTACCCAACAGGCTGTAGAGACTCGCCACGCTGAGATCATGGAAGCTATCTTCGGTCAAGGTGACTTCTTCGATATTGAAGATGACCTCCAAGATGTGAACGGTAACGACATCGACGTAGAGCTTCTCAAAGAGCAGTTGATGGAGGACTTCTCCAAAGACAAGATCCGTAAGAGTATCGACCAGATTGAGCTGATGGCTGAGATCTACGGTACAGGTATCGGTGAAATCGTAGTTAAGGATGAGATTGAGTACAAGCCAGCTACTCGTCCTATCCCCGGCGTACAAGGCCAAGCTGCCATTGGTGTCTCTGAGTCTCCACGTACAGCGGTTAAGATCGTTCCTGTCAACCCTAAGAACTTCTTGTTTGACCCTAACGGTACATCCATTGAAGAGTGTATGGGCGTTGCCATCGAGAAGTACGTATCTATGCACAAGATCGTCAAGGGTATGGAAGACGGTATCTATCGTAAGGTAGACATTGGACCTATGTACTCTGAGGAT